GGGTCTTGCTGCAGCTGTGCCGGATGACCCGACCACGGGAACCTACGGTGGCATCAACCGCGCCGTGTGGTCGTTCTGGCAGTCCAAGAAGTATAGTGGTTTGACCGATGGCCTCGCGGCTGTCTCGGCCACGAACATTCAGGGCTACATGGACGCGCTCGCGGTTCAGCTGATCCGTGGCACCGACAAGCCTGACCTCATCGTTGCGGACAACAACTACTACAAGTTGTATCTGCAGTCGCTGCAGGCCATCCAGCGTATTACCGACGCTGGCTCGGGCATGGCGGGCGCGGGCTTTGCCTCCCTCAAGTATTACGGCGCAGGCATGGCCTCCGACGTGGTGCTGGACGGCGGTATTGGCTCGTCCAGCTACAACAGCGGTTCGGGCAACGCAAACCATATGTGGTTCCTGAACACCAAGTACCTGATGTTCCGTCCGCACAAGGATCGCAACTTTGTGCCGATTGGCGGTGAGCGTCAGGCCGTCAACCAAGACGCCATTGTGAAGCTGATTGGCTGGGCAGGTAACTTGACCTGCTCGGGCAGCCAGTTCCAAGGCGTGTTGATTGCTTAAGGGGTAAACGACAATGGCAATCTCTACTAGTAACTTGATTGGCGTTTCGCTCGGTTATACCGATAGTTCGCCGTCGTTTAACCTTGGCACCGTCGTCAACCTTGACGATGGCGGTCAGGCGGTTTATGTGCAGGCGGCCTCCGAGGTTCCAACCTACGCGGCAGTTGCCGTTCGGGTTGACGACACGGTTGTGCCGTTGACCACAACCAACTCGGCCAACTCCAAGGCGGTTGGGTTCGCGCAGGTGTCCATTGCCCCGCTCTATTACGGGTGGGTGCAGCTGGGCGGTAAGCCCCGCGTCCTTGTCGCTGCGAACTGCCAGCCGAATGTGCCGCTCTACACGACTGCTACGGCTGGCGTGGTGGACGACGCGGTGGTGTCTGGCGGCCTCGTTGCGGGCTTGGTGGCGACGACCTCAACGGTCACCGCCTCTAACCTTGCTTGCATCGCGGGCTACCCGCACATCCTGACTGGCACGGCGGGAACCTAAAACCGTGCAACCTCTGGAAATCACGGTCATTGCGGCAGGTGAAAAAGAGGAGCTTTGCTCTAACATTCGCTCTGCCCTTGACCGTGGTTTACCAGAACTGACCCTCGCTCCCATCAAGCACGATGGCAACATGGTCTTGGTGGCGAGCGGGTGGTCTATGCCGGATTACATAGACGACATCAAGGCGCACCGCCGAGCGGGGCAGCCGATTGTGGCCGTAAAGGCCGCACACGACTTTTTAGTGGAAAACGGCGTGGAGCCTGATTTGTGGGTCAACCTTGACCCCCGTGACCGTGTAAGCGGTATACAGCGGCTTAATGACCATACGGTGTATATGCCCGCGTCACGCTGCCCGCCGTCTACGTTTGATTACCTAAAAGATCGCAAGGTGTTGCTCTGGCACTCTTGGTCACCGGGCGCAGAAATGGAGGCGTTGGGATCGGGGAAACTTGCGGTCGGCGGCGGCACGACCTCGGGGTTACGGGCGGTCAATATTGGCTATTTGATGGGCTTTCGGCATTTCACCCTATATGGGTACGACTCCTGTAACCGGGCTGACGGCGTAAAGCGGTTTACTGGCGAAATGACCGGCCCCACGGTAGATGTGTACGTCGGCGGCCCGACGGGGCGCAAATTTACCTGCAACGCTGCAATGGCGCAGCAGGCCAACGAATTCCAAAAGCTCTTTGAGGTTATGGCTGATATAACGCTAGACGTTAAAGGGCCGGGACTGATTGCTGAGATCATGCGCGTTCGCAACGAACGCAAGGCCGCCTAATGGCAATTCCATCCCGAGTTTTAGGTAGCGGCGTTAGTCAGCTATCTACCGTGTCTATTTGCGGTGATGGTACGGCGTCATTAACGGCAGCAGGCACGTCGGCGGGCGATGCAACGCAGCTGACCTATGTTTATAACAACGTCACAACCGTAGGGTCGGGCGCTGGGGTCAAACTTCCGCAAGCCGAAATGGGCGAAACCATTATTGTGCGTAATGGTGGGGCAAATCCCCTGACGGTCTACCCTTATAGTGCGTCCAATACGATCAATAACGCTGGATTTGGCACGATTAACACAGAATGCTCGGCAATGTTTTATGCCGTGAGCAATACGTTGTGGGAAGAATTACAAGGGTTTGGCCGCTCGGTGCCGATCCTACATTACGGCGCGTTTTCGGACACTACATTGCAGACGGCGGCCTCCATCAATACCGCCTATGCCATGACGTTTGACACGACCGATAGCAGCAACGGCGTGTCTATCGGGTCACCGACCTCGCGCCTTGTCGTCGCTAATCAAGGCGTCTACAACGTCCAGTTTTCGGCTCAGTTAGACCAAACGTCAGGAGCCACCGCAAACGTCTACATTTGGCTGCGTAAAAACGGCACTAATGTGCCAAATTCAGCCAGTACGGTTGCTTTGCAAGGCTCCGCTGCGCGATTGGTCGCTGCGTGGAACTTTGTTATTCAGCTTGAGGCGACCCATTACGTTGAGTTGATGTGGGCAACTGATACCACAAACGCTAGAATCCTCGCGGCCAGCGCCACAAGCGTATGGCCCGCGATCCCGTCAGTAATTTGTACCGTAACACAGGTCAACAACCTGTAACCCCCAATCCCCACAGGAGAAAGGAAAATGGCCCTAGATAGTGACATCAACAATGCAGACGCCCAGTTGCACGTTGAGTTTTACACCAAAGACTCAGGCGCAAACGAGGGTAAGCCCTATGTTCGCATTATGGCTCCCGGCGATAAGACGAACATCATTGACCAGCCTGCCCGCGAGGATCACCGCCAGCGGTTTCCGCGCCAATGGTTGTATTTTCAGATGCAGGAAAACGAGGGCGCTGCGTCACAGATCGGCACGCCGCTTGCCCAATGGCACCGCGACTTTCCCGAGGAAATTAACCGGGATCAGATTGCCGAACTTGGCATATTGAAATTTATGACGGTAGAGCAGTTGGCGTTGGCCTCCGATAGCCAGTTGCAGCGCGTTGGAATGGGTGGGGTAGGCTTGCGCGAGAAAGCGCGGCAGTACCTTAACCGCAAGAACCGCGCAGACTCTAGCGCAGAATTGGAAGATACCAAGAAGCAGTTAGCCGAACTGCAGGCACAGATGGCGCAGCTTCTTGGCGAGAAGGCGAGCGAACCGAAGCGTCGGGGCCGACCGCCTAAAGAAGTTCATACCGAGGGATAAATCATGTCCACAACCACGATGCTTCAGCTCATTCAGCAGGTCACGAATGAGTTAGGCATAGCAACCCCGGCAACCGTTGCGGGCAATACGAGTCAGGACGTTGTGCAACTTCTGGCTCTGATGAACGCCTCGGGATATGAGTTGATGCGTCGTGCGGACTGGCGGGAACTGACCCGTCAGCATACGTTTTACACCGAGGCCACCTCTACCACGGGAACGTGGACGACCTCGGCGTATACCATCACCGGCATACCCTCCACGGCGGGGCTGTCTACGGCCTATCAGGTGCAAGGCGTAGGCATCCCCAACGCCACCTATGTGACGAGCGTGGATAGCGCCACGCAGGTCACGCTCAACTATGAGCCGACCGAAGCGCAGGTAAACGGCAGCCTTGTATTCCAGAAGGTTAAATACAACCTTCCCTCGGACTACTACAGCACGGTCAACCGCACGCATTGGGATAAGAGCAAGCGGTGGGAAATGCTTGGCCCCGAGTCGCCGCAGCAATGGGAATGGCTGCTCTCGGGTTACATTAGCACCGGCCCGCGTATCCGCTGGCGTCTGCTCGGCGCGTACTTCCAGATTTGGCCGGGAATGAATGCGGGGGAACTCCTCGGGTTTGAATACCGCAGCAAGAACTGGGCAAACGCCGCAGACGGCACCTCCAAGTCCTCATTTACCGCTGACACGGACACTTGCATCTATCCAGATCGGGTGATGGTGTTGTCCACCAAGCTCAAGTATTTTGAAGGCAAGGGCTTTGACACAACGGCTATCTACCGCGATTACTTGCAGGAACTGGAAACGGCCATCGCGCAGGATACGGCAGGGGCAAACCTCTCGTTTGCGCCGCGACCGGGTACGGTGCTGATCGGCTACGACAACATTCCTGACAGCGGTTACGGGACGGAGAGTCAGTAATGGCCGCTGTACGTAGGCTCGTTCAGCGCAACAACGCCAACGTGGCGTCTTTGCCCGCGCCTGTGGGCGGGTGGAACGCCCGCGACTCGCTTGCCAATATGGCCCCGACCGATGCCGTAACGCTAGATAACTTTTTTCCCGGCGTTGCCAGCGTAAATTTGCGCGGCGGTTACACCAAACACGTCACGGGGTTGCCGTCACAGGTGGAAAGCCTGTTTTCTTACGCGGGTGGCGCGACTAACAAACTGTTTGCCGCGTCAGGTGCGGCGTTTTATGACGTTACGTCAGCGGGCGCTGTAGGCGCGGCGGTTGTTAGCGGATTGACCAACGCCCGCTGGGAGTACGTCAACATCACGACCCCCGGCGGCAATTACATGATGTGTGTCAACGGGGTGGATAAACCTCGTTTATACAACGGTTCCACATGGACGGCGATTGACGGTTCATCTACGCCTGCCATTACGGGCGTCACCACAACGACGCTAGACAACATCACGTTGTTTAAGAACCGGCTGTGGTTTATTCAAAAAGACACGCTAAAGGCGTGGTATTTGCCGACGCTGGCCGTAGGTGGCGCGGCGCAAGAACTTGACCTATCCGCAGTTGCTAGGTGGGGCGGCACCCTTGTTGCGCTTGGCACATGGACGATTGACGCAGGTTACGGTGTTGACGACAACCTTGTATTTGTCACCAACAAGGGCGAGGTCATCGTTTATCGCGGCACCGATCCTTCTAGCGCCTCCACATGGGCGTTGATTGGCGTATGGCAAATTGGTGCGCCGCTGACCAAACGTTGCATGATGAAGTACGGCGGCGACCTTTTGGTGCTGACGCTAGACGGGTTGTTTCCGCTGGCCTCTGCGCTGCAGTCCTCACGCCTTGATCCCAACGTGGCGCTATCCGACAAAATACAAGGCGCGTTTGCTGCCGCCGCACAAAATTATAAAAACAACTTTGGCTGGGGCATGGTCTACAACGCGCTAAACAATGCGTTGGTTGTAAACGTGCCTGTTGCGGTGGGATCGCAAGAACAGTTCGTAATGAACAACATCACAAAAGCGTGGTGTCGGTTTACTGATTGGAACGCCAATACGTTCAATATTCTTAACGATGAGTTGTATTTTGGTGGCAATCAATATGTAGCCAAAGCGTGGACAACTGGAACCACCGGCTACCAAGACGACACCAACAATATTTCTGGCCGTATTTTGCAGGCGTTTAACTACTTTGAAACGCGAGGCGTCAAAAAGTATTTTACCCGCGCACGGCCCGGCATCTTTAGCAACGGCCAGCCCGCGATCAACATAGACATCAACGTAGACTTTGACTTGTCTGCGAGTACGGCGGCACTCGCTTACACGCCATCAACCTATGGTTTGTGGGATACCGCTACATGGGATACGGGTATCTGGGGATCAGCGGACGTTATTAACAACAACTGGCAGGGCGTTACCGGCATTGGTTACTGCGCGGCGGTGCA